TGTGTTGCAATTTTGATGAAACACTCACCTATGTAGTTAGGAAGGATGGGTTTATCTCTTCCCTCGGCGACTGCCTCATTGCATGATGCCTTATAGGCAATCAAGGCATGAAGAAACTTCTCATTGTCTACATAATGCGCTGTCTTTTTCATTAGTGTAACCACCTTTTCGGTTCATCATCTTGTGAAAGTTCATCAATAATTTCTTCTAAAACCCCGTCTTTTTCTGAATCTTCGTCACCCTCCATTCCTTCCTCAAGTAGCTGGTGTGAGTCAGGATCGGTGATGTACTCAATATACTTCTCAACGAATGCTTCCTTCAAGTCACCAACAAAGATCACATTATTGATTGGTATCACTACCTCGTTTGTTGATGAGAATGGCGCCCAGGCCTGCATAATATACTTTTCGATGATTGATCCATTGAAGGGCATTTTGAATGAGTAGATTTGTATGGGATCTGTAACAAGGAGGTGTTTTAGTTTTCTAATGTCTGTTACATCTTCATAGGAAGTACACATGAGGTTATCACCATTAGTTAGCTTTACGAAGATGAATTTAGCTTCAACCTGTTCGCGCTCTTTTGGTTTACTCATTTAAGTCTACCTTTATCAACTTATAGTTGAATTGTTCTTCGTTATAAATCTTTATTCGTTCAACCATATGCTCAAGGGTGAAGTTTTTTCTTGACTTCCATGACAAGTCATCACCAATATCGTACAAGTTACAGGAGTCTTTAGTTGCTGAGATGCGTAGGCCTCTACCTATTGACTGTAAGTTCCTGATGCGTGACTTCGAGGGAGATGCAAAGATTACATTGTGAAGGTTTTTGATACTTATACCTGTCGAAAAAGTCCCATACGATGCAACGATTATAGCACCATATTCTTTTTCTGTCAATGCTCTAACATTCTCACGCTGCTGAGCATCAGTGCCTCCGTACACAAAGAAAACTTTTCTGTCACCCGCTTTCTCTTGTATCATCCCAAGCAACTTCTTGCCATGCTTTTCTACATACTGAAACAAGACAAGGGTGTTTCCCTCACACTTCAAAGTTAGATTGCGTATGAATCTATTTCTTGCATCATTATTTACCAAGAAATCCATCTCCTGCTGGTAGTCAAACTTCGCAGAACGCTTGGTTTCATCCTTGTAGTTGAGGACAATGCAGTAGATTTTCAGGTCAGCCACACGCTTGCTGTCCATCAACTTCTTAGTTGTAGTAACTTTATAGACAGGTCCAAAGAGACCTTCAAGAACTAACTTATGTGTTTGTGTGCCGTCAAGTGAACCTGTAGCACCCACACGATAGGGGGCATTCACGCACTTCGACATGATACCCGTAAGAGACTTCGCTTTGAAAAGGTGTGCCTCATCACCGTAGATACATGAAAATGATTCAAAAAACTTCTTTGGGAGCTTTTGTAGAGATTGCCAAGTTGATATGACCACAGGATAATCACCACTCTTGGTTGCATGTCCTGCATCAGAATGAATACGAAAACAATGCAACCCAGGATCCCAGCGATTCAAACTCGAATAGTCGGCGAAGTCAGAATACATTTGTTCCACAAGTGAGGTGGTAGGAACAATGATTAGTTGCCTACGATTTCTTTCGAAATGCCATCGAACCAATGAGTAAATGATGAATGACTTTCCTGAACTTGTGGGGGAAAGTAACATCTTGCGACCTGTGGTGATCACACGATGAATAGCATCGACCTGATAATCATACACCTCGAAAGGTTTGCCTTGACTGGTTGGCTTTAGATCATCACAAAATGCCTTAACCTGTTCAGATGTTACTTCTTCACCCTTTCTATCAAACTTAGTAAGGTCAATGCTATAGTCATTGCTTGTAGCGTAGGCCTCAAGATAATCAACAAGGCCTACATATAACTCACCCGACATATAGTTTAGCAAACGAATTTTGCCATCCCACATTCGATTACGATACAAAGGAGTGAACTTCGCACCAGGAACATCAAAGGTAAAGTGTTCTGATAGCTCCTGCCGCAAGCTAGGGTCACAATCTACGATTGCATAAACCTCATCCCTCTTTCGTACTCGAATATCAGATTGATCCATTTGTCCATTTCAACCATTCAATATGGTTCTTTATGTCCCAAGTGCGTGAGTTAAGTGATTTGAGAATATTCTCAAGTTGGTAAACAACTGTCTTGAAGTATTCAATTTTGTCTTGTAACGATATAAGTTGTTCGTCATGAGCAAGGAACTCATCCATTTCATTCTTTAACGGTTTTGTTCCTTGCCATTGTGACCAACCTTCATCTTCTAGTTCACTTCGTGTCATTTCTCCACGATAATAACGAAATTTCTTTCTACGCATGTTTTCATATGTGGATTCTGTCTTGCGTAGGTTCAATTTTGCTGAAGTGAGAAGGTTAAGATATTTGGCGTGAAGTTGTGGTGTTCGTGTTGCCTCTATACCCAAATTCATTTCATCTATCTTACAATCCTTCTCCCAGCTTTCTTGCAGATCACTTAGTTTCATTGTACCTTTTCAAAAATGATTGTAGGGTTGCCTTGGAAGGGAATCGTGCCATAATGATTCAAGCTGATGTTTGGATCAAGCCAAACTTGACCCCCCAGGTTCTGCCACCTGCGACAGAAAGTATAATCCTCTGATAAGTAACGCTTTGAACTTTCTTCAATGATAGTATCGAAGAAGGCGTAGGTGTGTTTATCTAGATCCTTATCAACATTGATATCATTGTTGTATTGAAGTTCAGGGTAAGCCTTAGCCATACTTTCAAGAACACTACGCTTGATAAGCATGAATCCTGTGCCGGCATCTTTCAATGCAACCAATCCATCTTGAACTTCGATTGATCGTTTTTCTATTTCTTTGAACTGAAAGTTGATAGCATACTCACTTCCTGCTGCCGCAAGATCACTTGAAGGGGAGTCAGGATTTTGCTGAATAAATTTTTTGATAATTTCCCAGTTGATACCCTTTTTTGGATATGCGCCAACAACTATATCTTTATCAGCTGCAATCAAGCGAATAACATCATCAACCTTAAATTCAATATCTGCATCAATGAAAAGAAGATGGGTGCAATCAGAACGCAGGAAAAACGCAGTCAATGTGTTTCGTGCTCGAGGAACAAGAGACTCATTAGCAATAGTTCCAAACTGCAAAGGGATGCTGTGCTTATCACAAAAGAAAACTAGTCGAAGAATACTTTTGAAATAGGGTTCAGTTAGTGCTCCGCCATAACAAGGTGTAGCAATAAAAAGTTTTGACTTCTGTAGATCAGCGATAGGAATACTTTTTTGCACCGCACCAGGGGGTAGTGTTTGTTCAGCCATAATTTACTCCAAAAAGTTATTGTGTAACCACTTCAAACGACAAATATTTGAAAGTTGCTCCGCAGACAAGATACTGAATGTTATCAACCGTTGTGTTAAATGACAATGGCGATAATGTGATGGGAAAAAGTTGTTTGAACTTTACTTCAATCTTAGGTAAGTTAGAAGAGTTAAGAATGAACAAGGATGCATCTGAATACTTAACTAACTCAGAATATTTATTCTCTTTCGTTGCACCCGGAAATCTATTAAGCCTCTTATTGATAAAAATATCATAAGTTTCAGAATCATATTGTGTCAGTCCCAATAGCCAGTTAAATAGTTCCTTATAATTTTGCATGTTTTCTGAAACAATGAAACTTAAACTAAAATCACCAAACTCTGGTTTATGATCAGGTATTTTTATGTCAATACTAGGATATCCAACCTGTACGAAACCAATACCCAAAGTAGGAAGTGTAACCTCTTGGCAAGTATACGCAACATTAGGCAAATCTTTAATAACAAACCTAAACCCGTTGGGCTTCAAATAATCATAAGTCGCAGGAAGATTTGCGTTATAAGAATTCGCTAAATCGGATGACCCTTGAATATACAATGTTTTTCTCCATTATGCAATATTTATATGATAAAAAAAGGGGGACCGAAGTCCCCCAAGACCGATCTACGCCGGTTTCTTACATGAGATTCAGAACACCAGTCTTACGATAATACTGGTTACGTCCCGAAGTAAAGTTATCACCGTCAGCAGCAGATGAAGCTGAGTTGATTGTGACATAGGGGTTAGCAATCATACCATAACGTGTCTTGAAGCCAATCTTTGGCTGGAAGGTGTTAGGATCGACTGCACGAACCATCTGAAGAGGAACATATGGGCAGTAGAAAAGACCTGCATCATATGGGCTTGCACCTTTGTATCCAACAACATAGAACTGATACTGAGCGCCAAGGTTTGCTGAATATGGATCAACATAGACACGGAAGCGTCCATTGAGGATACCAGCAAATGTGTTGCCTGTGTCATCAACATTTAGACCTGTTGAAAGAGCAGGAGCGTAATCAAGAACACCAGCCATTGCAAGTGCAGATGCAACATCTGCTGAGCAGATTACGAAGTTGCCTTTGCCTCTACGAGTATCTTGTGCAATATGGTTAGCATCACGCTCCATATTGTATAGAAGACCCTTGAAGCGCTCAACAGACCAACGACCGTTTGAGTCAATGTCAAGGTCAAAGGTACCCGGAGTTGCTGTTGCAGGTGAACCTGTCTTTGCAACTTTATAAATGGTACGAATAACTTCACGGTTGATTTCAAACATGATTTCTTGTGAAAGGATGTTTGAAAGCTCTGACTCAGCGTCAAGACCGTGAACTGCCTTAAGGTCTTGCGCCAATTCAACAGTGTATTCTGCTTTTAGCGCACGGCTCTTTGCAGTAACTGTTGTCTTGTCGATGCTGAAAGACATCTGACCAAAGTCAAATCCGGTTGTGCCTAGCTGTTCTGCCCATGCAGTAACGTTACCGGTACCTGTTGTGTAAGATCCACTAACAGGGTTTGAACCTGTATGAGACCCTGTACCAGAGAAGTCTGTATCAGCTTCGTTGTAAAGAGCCTCAACACGACCACCTGCATTAGTACGCTCTGTGCCATAAAGTGAACGCATTGCGAAAATAAGACCTGTTGGACCAGTCATTGGCTGAACGCCAGCAACATCATACGCCATTAGGTTAGGCATAGCACGACGAACTAGACCAATAAGAATTGGATCATACTTATCGATACCGTTGGTTGCTGCAATGTTGTTTGCAGGTGCATCTTCGAAAAGTGCGCTACGCTCTTCACGCAGTGCTTTCTCTTGGTTTTCAAGAAGAACAGCGGTAACTGCTCTCTTGTGTAAATCTTTGATTTCTGGAAGATCTGAGTGCTCAAGAATGGCGCCCCATTTCTTCTGAAGTTGTTCGGTCATATACATTAGTTATCTCCTTATGGATTATTTTTTTATTTATAACTTATCGTACCTTGACAGCCCTTGACAAAGCCGCTGCGTACTTTGCAATGGTGTCACCTGAGTCTTGTGTTACTGGAGCTTCTTCATTGAGAATCTGCTCCTCAGGGGATGATTTAGCGGCTCTGGGGAAGTAGTTTTCCTTAACAACCTTCACTTTTTCGCGGAATAACTGCTCAGAATCATAAGACACACCCTCAAGTAGCTTTGTGAGCTTCTCTGCTTCTGTGTCCGCAAGATCTTCAGTCATTTCGCTTAAAACTAGTGCCTTCTTAAGGTCTGAAAGCTCTTTAGTTAGCTCAACATTTTCAGTGATAGCTGAATTGAGTTTCTCTTCAAGCTCTTCTGCCTTACCATTTAGTTCCTCAAGTACATCAACTTTATCTTCAGGAACTTCGATGTAGTGCTCTTGGAACAATGTCTTAAGACCAGTGATGAAATCTTCAGCGATCTCAGTGCGTAGGCCTGATTCAACTTGAAGTTTGTTATCTTCCATCCACTGCTCAACCACATAGTTCATAAAGGAATCGATCTTGTCAACAAGACCTTCTGTGATATCAGCAAGCTCTTGTGTCTTTTGTTCTTCGATTTGAGAAGCAATCTTTTCCATTTCCCCATTGACACGAGCGATAACAGCAGCTTCAAAAATTGCTGTTGCTTTCTCACGAAAATCTTCTGAAAGGTCATCGCCGAAGATAGCAGATAGCTGTTCTTTGAGAGATGGTTGACCAGATTTTTGTTCTTCACTTTCACCTATGGGTTTATTGCCACTGGATGCTTGCATGTTAACTACTGCAGTAGGATCAGTTGTAGTCATATAGTTAGGTGCCTGACCCGCACCTGTATTTGCGGGACGAGGACTATTAGGGGTTGACTTGGATGCAACAGCGCCTTGATTCTCTTCGGTTTCATCACGTTCTTCGTAATCAGCGTCTTGTGATCCGCCCTGACGAGGCATAGTGGTATCGCCCGGGATTGCAGTTTTGATTGATGTGTCTTTATTGACACCTGCAGCACCCATAGGTTGCCCTTCCTCATCAAGTCGCTGAGCAGAACCTGCACGCTCGAGCAACTCTTTGATTTTGCTTTCAATAGACATAGAAATCTCCTATCTTGTTTTTTATTTATTAAACTTAATTTTTCGAAATCATATGCATGAACTTATTGAAAAGTTGTAGTTTCTTTTCTTCAGTTAGCTTTGATTTCTTTGCTTCATTCTTGACTTGCTCCATGACCCAACCTCTTCCTTCAACATACAACCATGCTGCATCTTCCATAATACCTTGTACAAATGCATCAGGTGCAGAAGGATCAGCAACAATGTCAACAGTAGCTAGATGAAAATCGTCTTGTACTTCATTAACACCTTCCTTGTTTAGCTTTACGGTACCCAAGCCACGCGACGATACACCTAAGCGACAACCCTCATCGATGAAATTCTGCGCGATCTTGCCCATGGGGGTATCAAGAATCTTTGCCTTTCCAACGATATCATTTCCTTCAAACCGTAAATTCGTAATGAGGTGTGATACTTTGTCTAGGTTGATTGAAGGATTGGGAGGATGTCCTAACTCACCCAAAGCACGTTTTTCACTAATAATCTGTTGAAAACGTTGCAATTCTTTTTCAACGATAGGTTTTCTATAGATTCGACCGTTGCGGTTTGCCATTTCTGTCTGCATGAAGATACCTTCAATGAAGTATCTTTTCCCGCCAGACTCTTTCGCCTCGGTGATGTACTTAATGTCTTGGGTGGTTTCTGTAATTAAACGAAGCATTTTAGTTCCTATGTCAGTTACCTGAAACAAAACCTTGTTGATCGGGTTCAACAAACCCTTTCTCTTTTGTAAGACCCAAAATAACTGTGCCACCCGGAGAAGGAATAGTCACAACAACATTTGCGGATGAGTTTGAAGTGTCTGAGAAACCTGACACTGCTGTAAAGAACCAATTATCACTTCCATAAAGAATCATAACATTGCTATTATCTCTCTTTATAGTGATAGGTCCTGTATCATTATTAAAATAAATGGAGTTAATGTTTACTTTGATATTTGCAGGATCTAAAGGTGTCTCGTCCGATAACTTTAGATCAGCAATTAAGTCAACATTAGCTGTGCCATCGCCAACAAACTTTACAATAGCTTGTTGACGAACTTTTTTAACAATAGTTTTAGTTATCGGCATTTTACACCTTATCTAATTACACGACGCTTGGGTGGCGACTTAAAGGTTTGTCTTGCTGTCAATCCCAAGGAAACGCTACCTCCTGGAATTTTAATCTTTTTCGTGGCACGTAAAACAGAGGTTAAAATTGAGCTAAACATTTTTTTATGCCTTTTTCATGGGTTTCTTTTTCTTGGCGGGACTATGATTGTTGTGAAACTCAGCCATCATAATTTCTACATCCTCAGTGAAGATAACTTCTTCACCGTGCTCAAACTTAACAGTATACCATTCGATATTACCATTTGCATCTGGTTCAGCATGTTGACCCTCAAGAACAACACCTTCACCAAATGTTTCTGAATACACATGCTTGGCGCAATAGTGTTGACCTTCACCTGCTTCTTCAGACTTCATTGCCTGTTTAGTTGCAGTAGCGTACATGACTTCCTTAGCGCGCTCTCCATAACGCTTCTTGAAACCTGCGAAACCTTTCTTCATGGACTTAACCATCTTTTCGCGCTTTGCCATTTCTGCAGGTGTCATTTTCTTTTCGTCTAGTTTCATTTCTGTTCCCTCTTTAACTGTTGGGGGTGCATAAATCGCTTTGACTTTAGATGCTTCATCATCACTAATTTCATCATCACGAACCAACTGATTTACATGTGCAGTTATTTTCTTATGAAGCATAGCATGCACTTTCCCCGGCAAGTTTATTAATTGTGCATGGGCCTTCATAGCAGACATCATTGAAGCAGGAATGCCCTTACCCTGACTAGACCCAATAAGATCTAGATACACCTCATGGTGCTCTGCTGGTGTCTTCGCATTTTTAGCGTATGCAGGTAAAGCCATTATTCTTCCTCGGAAGTCTCGGGTTGTACGTACATAGATGTTGCAACTGCTTGCTTTTGTGCCTCTAGCGCATCAGTTACTTTTACTGCAATAATGTCCTGAAAGCGTTCTTGCGCCTCGGCAGGTTGCCCATCAAGAACATTAATAACCATCTGCTTAACTAATTCTTTTGTGTCCATGAATACCTCTTTTATTATTTATGCACTTTATGATTGCGAAGGGGGTGTTTCTTGCGGGGCTTCTAATTCTTGTTGTGCCTGCGCTACCTGAATCTGTTGCAGCTGTTGCTGTGGCAGAGGAGGTTCTTTTTGAATTTCCGCTGCAATGTTTTCAATCTCGTCATCTTTCAAACGAAGGACATGTTTTCTAATATAATCTTGACTGTAGAATGTGCCGATGTATGGCAGCATTTGGTTTAGAATGTCAAGTCGATTACGAAGATTCTCTGCATCTTTAGCTTCTTCGAAGTACACATCCTCGGCGTATTTGAAACGAATCTGCTCCTTCATATCTTCCCAGTCCTGTTCTACAATGATTCCTTTTAGAATAAGCTGAGTCTTGAGCAAATCACGAAAGAGATCAGAGAACTTGTTTCGCAGACGACCAATGAATTTAGCAAACTTTAACTCATCTCGTGTGACTTCAGCGACTCTACCAAAGTTCATACCTTGTTGGGGTTGCAATCTTGAAATAGGAACATTCAATGCCTGATACATCTTTTGTTTGAAGTATTCAATGTCATCTATTTGCCCAAGATTTTCACCACCCTGCAGAGTAGTAATTTCGGTTCCTTTTCCGCCCTCACGGCGAGGAAGCCAAAAGTCCTCAAGCATTGACATAAACTTTCTATCATCTCGAACTTCACCTGTAGATGAATCGTAGACGATCTTGTTACGATATCTCGCCATAACATCTTTTAAATATTGTTCTGCCTTGAGCTTGGGCAGGTTGCCCACATCAATGTAAAAGATTCGGCGTTCTGGCGCTCTTGCAAGACGGTAGATGACTAATGCATCTTCCATCATCTTTAATTGGTTGACAGGTTTGATTGCCTTATGCAAGTAACCTACCACAATGTTTCGGTCAAGATCAATCAGTCCGCTGTGGCAGTAAGCTATAGTATCAAGTGTAATTTTTACACCCGAACCTTGCGTTAGTGTTTGACCAGTACCTTGAGCAATACTATAGGTAATACCTCTTTCATTGTAGAGAAAGTATTCATCTATAGTCTTAATAACTTCTAATCCGTTAGGAAGTTTATCCTTTTTAATATCACGAACCTTCTTGATCTTTCTAGGATCAATGTATCGAAGTTCTGTGATACCCTTAACTGAATTCTTGGTATCAACTATCTTCTGATAGTATAACCTGCCGTCAACATACCACCTACGAAAGATATCATGCGCCTTCGAATTGAAGTCAAGAAGTTTTAGAATTTCATTAAACTCATTTTCAATTGTCTTGCGAATCTTAGGTGATAATTGAAGTTCTTCTATGTCTATAGTAACAGGGGGCTCATCATCTAAATTAGCAATAGCTTCTGATACGATATCTTCAACGGCAATATCACATTCTGGATAAAGCGACATCTGACGATATCTAGAGATAAGCTCTGATTCCGTCTTAGACGTTGCGTCCAGATCAACATAGGTACCATAATATCCGCCTGCAGAAATAGTAGAAGCACCATCCTCCGGCGTAGGAGGAATAAAATTCTGTGACGCCGGAGGATCTTTCTTTGGACGGGTTAGCTTAAACCCAAAAATATTCAAATCCATTATTTAATCATTAAAGTAAAGTTGTCCCAAGACCAGGTGTTCCCGCGGGGGCACCGGACCCATCAATTTCAAGTGTTTGATACTGCCATGTAACACTAAAAGAACTAATCTGATCATTTGCATCAAAACTTAAAGGCACATCAGAAATATCAGAAGGCCAACAACCAATGAGTTTGTATTCACGAATTGCATTACCTGCTCTATCTAGTTGTCTGACTGTTACATCTCCAAAATAACCTGCAGGTTCACCTGTCTCATTGCTTTGAGCTGTTTTAACAGCCAAATCTTCAATGTAATCATTCATCCATGACTCAATGTACGCACGAAGTTGCATTGCGCTGTCATTAATGATAGTCGTTGTCCAAGGTGCAAAAGACATGTCCCCCGCCAACTTAAGTTCACGACCACGATAGAATGCGCTTGCTACGCCGATAGTTCTGCCGGGCAAGGAAGCTGCGGTAACTAAAAAACTTGACAGTTCCTCAGCCCCTTGAATTTCAACCTCAAAGAGGTTGGGCCTTGCTCCAGCCAATAATTGATTTCTGAACTCTTCTATTGCGAATGCCATTTAATCTCTCCTTAGGCGGTTACTTCTGAAAAATCAATGCCTGTCTTAGTGGCAATGAAGTTCAGACTGATGAAGTTAATAGAACGAGCGGGCTTAACATATATATCCGCCACAAACTCATTTCTATCAATGACTTCTCCAGTATTGTTGGTTTCGTCGCAAACAACTTTGAAGTCGGTAATACCACGACGACCTTTAACATCACGGAGGTAAGGCTCTACAATATTTCTAAACTGGGCGCGTGTAAATGCATCATTGAACTCAAAGAGTTGTCCTCTTGCAGCTGCTGTAATCGCTTTCTTAAGAACAATGAAGAGCCTACGAACATTGATGCGATCAAATGCACTTGGCTTGATCTGAAGAGTCTTGTCACCAAATAGAATGGTACCGTATCCGGGTGAGGAGATAACAGGATTAACACCTGCCTTATAGAGCGTATCGCGTTGTGCTTTATTGGGATTGAATGCCAACTTGACGACATTACGAATCTGTCCACGGTTAATACCTGCAGGGGAGAACCAAGGATCATTCGTGAAGTCAGTGCGAGCGCAAAGACCTGCAATATCTGCATTCAGCGGAATCCAACGATACACATCATTGTAACGATCATACTGATATTTCCAGCCGCTATCCATGACAACATAAGACGATGACAGATTGGTTAGATCGGTATTTCTAAACCCCGTCACATTGGTTGCCTTGGTTGAGTCTGAAAGATTTCCTTGTACATCTGCATATTCGGGTGAGCAGAAAACGACCACATCATTTCTCTTGCTCTCTCCGGTTAGGGAGTTAACAACAGAAACAACATCAGATCCGCCCAATGATCCAGTAGGAACAAGAGAAATATCATAAATTTCATCATTTTCTAACAAACCAAATCCCGTTGCAATTTGCCCGCCAGTTGCTTGAATACCATCATTTCCACTACTTAAGGACATAAATGCTTCATTTACAATAGCGTTTGCACTTGTTGTTAGTGTATTAAACTGAATATTTGTATTTCCTAAAGGACCCGTAATTAAAGAACCCCAGTTAGTAGAAAGAGGATGACTTCTCCAACGAATATAATTTGACTGTTCGTTGATTACCTTTTGGTAATAAATGCTTCTGCCATCTGCGCCAATCGCATCTCCCGCTTTTGATAGATACTGAAACTTTTCTAAAACAGTATTTTTAGCACCGGTAATGAATCCATCTTGATCGATTACAGCAATGTGAATCTCATCACTTGCTGCAGCATTTCCATAAGTCGATGCAAAAGATGAAATATTAGGACGCACATCAAAAAGTGCTTGCATTGTAGATGTTATATTAGCCCAATTACCATTATCGACTAAAACGAGAGCTAAAGAATCGCCTAGAACGCCGGGATGTTTAGCGGTCGCTAGGATCGATGTATTTGCAGTAAGAGAATCAAATATATCATCGTTTTTTATTAACTCTCCTCCGACAGGATTAGAATTAGAAGCTACCTGTATATTTGATCCCAGAGTTGCGTTAAGTGCACCGTTTCCAACAACGCGAATATTATACAGCTGATTAGCGTAACCCAAAAAGTTTGCTGCGGTAAAGAAAGAAAGATAGGTGTTTGCGTCAGGTTTTCCAAACTGGTTGACTAGATCAACTTCGCTCGTAACAAGTGTGGGAACATCAACAGGTCCCCATTGGAATTGACCCGCAAATCCACCTACAGAGGTAGCAACAGCAGGGACTACGGTCGTTAAGTCTCTTTCTGTTGTTACGATACCTGGTGAAAGTTGGTATGGCATGAAAATCTCCTTGAAGTTTATTTATGACAAATATTGTAATATGTTATAGTTTATTTATAAAATCACTCTTTTTGTCGGGAATCTGATCATACCAAGTTTTCTTCAGTTCATCATAATAGGTATTCAATTCACCTGTTATCCACAAGTCCCCCGCCATTACTTCGGCAGTAACCTTCTCAGGAACTCCCGTGTTTACCATACCAAACGGTGTCAGTTCTTCTTCAATTTGTTTCAATTGGTTTTCAAATAGTGCATTGCGAAGATTGACATTAGTGATTTCTTTGAAGTATGGGTCTTTTGCTGCCCAACCTAAGAGAACTAATGTCATCACCAAGTCGTCATGGTATCCTTCATCAGCTTTATATGAACCTCTCACTTCTATAAA